ATGACCGCTACGAAAATTGATGAAATGAACCTGAAGACCACTTATGGCGAGCCTTTAGTTGCCCGTCAGATTGACCTTGAGCTTCGGATGTTGGGATTAGGTAAGGATGCTTTTCAGAAGAAAGTCACAGACGCCCGCCAGAAGAAGAACGAAGCAGGGACCCGGTACGGTCAAAGCTTACTCCTCCACGGCCTTGATCCGGTAGTGAAGGGGATTGAAGATTTCATGGAACAGGCAAACAGTGGTCGGGCAGGGAAGCGCCATACCGCTGTCCACTACTTCAACGATATGGACAAGCAGGTCGCTGCTATGCTGGCATTGCGGGTTGTCATTGATGGGGTGACAGCACGACGTACCCTTCAGGCTCTTTGTATCCAGATCGGGAGCCGTCTTGAAGTGGAGCGCAGGTTCCACGCATTGCAATCACAAGATCGCGTGATTGATGGTGAGACAGGTAAGGAGAAGGAAGGTAAGACCATCAAGTATGTGAAGAAGAAGGTCGCCAAATCAGCGGACTTTGGATATCGCCGTAACATCCTTGCAGTGGCAATGTCCCGTAATGACTTCGATTGGACACCGTGGCCGGAGGTGGATAAGCTCCATGTTGGCTTGAAGATGCTTGAGATTATCATTGAGCGGACAGGTCTGGTTGAAATGATGGACATCCAGAAAGGCAAGAACAAGACCGTTCGCTATGTGGTGTGCAGCGAAAAGACAAAGAGTTGGATTGATAAGCAGGTGGCCCGTTGTGAACTCCTGACCCCTCAATGGCTCCCTACAATCATCCCTCCTGTCGAATGGACCAACACCCGTGACGGTGGCTATCATACGGATGCGGTGCCGCAACTCCCACTGATCAAAGCTGTCAATCATAACTATCTGGATGAATTGGACCATCGAACGGATGAAATGCCGATGTTGTATGAGGCTGTTAACCGGCTTCAACAGTCGGCCTATCGTATCAATTTGGAGGTGCTTGAAGTGGCCCGCCAGATTTGGGACCGGGGGAATGATGTTGCAGGTCTCCCGATCCGTGATGATGTCAAGCATGTTCAATGTCCGAAGTGTAATGCCGCAGTGCCTCTAGGGACCACCGCCAGTGGCCGTAGAGAAGCTTGGGCGCACGAGTGCTTCGAAAATGACGAGAACGCACTGAAGGACTGGAAACGGCGGGCAATGCGCATCCATGAGCTTAACCTCGCGATGGGATCGAAGCGTGTCCAGACCAATCGCACTCTTTGGGTGGCTGATATGTTCAAGGATGATGCGGCGATCTATTTTCCGTACCAACTTGATTTCCGGGGGCGTATCTATGCAATCCCGTCGTTCAATCCTCAAGGCCCGGACCTGATGAAAGGTCTTTTGACCTTCGCTGAAGGGAAACCGATCAATGATGGGGTCGCCGCAGGTTGGCTTGCTGTGCAGGGGGCGAACGTCTTTGGATATGATAAGGCCAGCCTTGATGACCGCATCGGGTGGGTCGAAGATCGCAACGAGAAGATCAAGGCGATTGCTGAAGACCCGCTCGGTACGATGCACCTTGATCTTGGTGGTGGTAAGTCTTGGCTGGATGCTGACAAACCTTGGCAGTTCCTCGCGTTCTGCTTTGAGTGGGCCGGTTTCCTGACCGAAGGTTACGGCTTCAAGTCCAGTCTTCCTATCGCTTTGGATGGTTCCTGTTCCGGTATTCAACATTTCTCGGCCATGCTCCGCGATCCAGTCGGGGGCAAGGCTGTGAACCTTGTTCCTTCTGATAAACCCTCAGACATTTACGGCATAGTCGCTGATGTAACGACGGGAAAATTGCGTCTAATGGCATCCACAAGTGGAGAGCATAAGCTAAAAGCACAGAAACTTCTGGACCTCCAGATCGACCGGAAGGCTACCAAGCGTCAGGTCATGACACTGCCTTATGGTTCAACCATTTATTCATGCAGGGAGTACACAGCACAGTGGCTTCAGGAGGAGCGCGGCGACCGTCTTCCTTTCCCTGAAGAAGAACTATTCTCGTACAGCCAGCTCCTTAGTACACAGATTTGGGATAGCATAGGCGAGACCGTGATTGCTGCCCGCGCTGCTATGGAGTGGCTTCAAGGCTGCGCCAAGGTGGTAGCAGGGGAGGGCTTACCTATCTCCTGGACAACTCCGGTTGGCTTTCCTGTGCTTCAGGAGTACCGGACCATTGAGCATTGCAGGGTCAAATCCAAGATGGGGGATAGCGTGATCTTCCTATCTCTCGCAAAGGAAAGCAAACGTTTGGACAATAAGAGGATGCAGTCCGCTGTAAGCCCCAACTTTGTTCACTCAATGGACGCAGCCCATCTCATGATGTCCGTGGATTATGCGGCTCAGAACGGGGTGACGCACTTTGCGATGATCCATGACAGCTTTGGGACACATGCAGCCGATACTCAGATGCTTGCTGCGTGTCTCCGGGAAGCCTTTGTGGATATGTACGAGGAACATGACGTTCTTCAAGAGTTCCGCGAGGCGATCCTCTCGCAAATCTACGACGATGAAAAGAAACTGAAAGTCAAACCTGTCCCGCCCAAAGGCACCCTGGATTTGTCCTTGGTGAAAGGGTCGGACTTCTTTTTTGCCTAATGTATTCCACAAGTGGAGAGTAATGAAATGAACACCACCGCTAATTCGTTGACCGCCTTCACCTTCCAGACCAGCCCAACCAAAGGACCGAACCAAAAGCACAGCCTCCGCGTTGTGACTATTGCGGGCGAGCCTTGGTTTGTGGCTCAAGATTTAAACGCTCCTTTGGGGATGTACCCTTCGCTCCTGTCGGGCCGTCTTAAATTCATGCACGAGTTTGAGAAGAAGCTGGTCGATGGACGTCAATTCAATTTGATTGAACTAGGTCAGGGTGGACAGATGAAACGCTGGCTTGTTTCTGAAAGCGGGCTCTACAAGCTGATCATGAGGTCAGACAAACGCGAGGCCCAGGCATTCCAAGATTGGGTCACTTGCGATGTCATTCCTACCATAAGAAAGACGGGATCATACGGGACTGGTCCGGTCGACGGTATCCGAGAACTTGTGGATCGCATCAAGAAGCTTGAAGATAAGATATGGGAGCTTGAGCGACCGAAGATAACGGGCGCAACCGATCTTTCCCCCTCGTTCATGAAGGCCCGAGCGTTCCTCTCATGGCGCGGCTTGAAGTGTAACTCGGAGCTTTTCTCGGAACGCTCCCTGATGCTCCGCGCTTACTGCGATAATCACAGCCTGCAATCCTTCCTCGACACTTCAGGCAAGACGCCCGTTTACATCTGGCCCCTAGCTGCACTCGAAGCGGTCTTCGTGGATGGGTGGTGTGACTAGTAGACATCCGTAGGCACACCTTTAGCTCTCCCTATGCGGACAGTGAAATCTCGTTGTCCGCATTCGGTACACCTCAAGCGTCTCGTGAATGTCCAGAGGCCAATCTCAAGACCGACCATCTTAGCCAGCTCGGCGGGGGTCTTGCTCACGTGGCGATGACAGGTCCGGCAAGTGAAGTGGATTTCTTCATAGTCGTGGCGGACCAGCTCCGACACCGGGACGCCCTCATTCTCTATATCCATGTGCTTCCTCAAAACTGAAGCACCCATGCCCTTCACATACCTTAGCGGAAACCGAGGCAGACCGCCAGTTTCCAATTAGGTTGCACCTAAGAATGAACCAACGTTTTTACGTATCCGACAACCGGAAAGGAATACATATGGCTGAAGCCAAGAAGATCACCAAAGAAGTCATGAAGTCGGTCAAAGAGGACCACATCGTTCTTGAAATGGATATGAAGGAAGCGCGGATGCTTCGCGCCCTTCTTGGGGCCTGTCGAACCAAAGGTAGTCCCTCGGGTGAGTTGAGCTATCGCATGTATTCGAAGCTACAAGATCAGCTCCTTAAGATGGGCGACTGTCAGATGGTAAGTTCCACCACCTACTTCGATCAAACTCCGATCTGGAGAGTTGACGCCAACATTGGCTAACCCGCAGCCAGCCTAAAGAAATCAATTAGGTTGCACCTAAGAATTACCAAGCCGGTCCTCATGTCGAGGGCCGGTTTTTCTTTTGGCGTTCTTACGCACTCGACAAATGAGAAAAAGGAAAACTCCATGCCTATCATTAAGCGCGAAGGTCCGGCCTTCATCCGAGAGAAAACGGTTGAGGTGACCACGAAGGAAATCCGCCAAGGTATGTCTCGCTTTGGTGAAATGTATGTGCGCTGTTATGGCCGTACCGATGATGTGGTCCGCCTTGGTTTCAGTGCATCGCCTCTCGGACACCCTCCTGTCGTTTATGGTCTCGCACCTAAATCTCTCCGGTCACTGGCTGAAACCTTTAATGGGTTGGCAGATGTTATCGAAGGGAACGACAATGGCGACTTTTGATATTGAACTCAGCACCCCGCAGCATCGCACCACTTGGTTGCGTGAAGCGGTGGCCGAAGCCCTTTTCAATGGCGCTTTCGGAAATGACCACGAGGTTATTTGTGACACCCCGGCTGAAGCCATTGCCTTTATCCGCGAGCTGGCCGCTGTTGATGCGTTCGACCTGATCGACCCGGCATCCGTGACCATCACGGTTCGCTCAACGAACACCACGAAGAACCTTGACGTGGCCCTTTGTGAAATGGGTCGTCAAATGGATTTCGTGACCGGCAAGCTCCACAAGGTCCTGCTGGATTATCGCAACAAGCGTCCGCAGGGAGGTCTCAATGTCGCGGCTTGATCGGGACCTTATGACTAACCTGCCGGTGAAGGCTGCTGCGGTCTCGTCAATGACCGTGATTGATAGCCTTCAGGACATGACGCCGCACGAACAAATGGTTGGCATCACGTCAACCTTCCTGCTGGCCTGTGAGCATCACAAGGTCAATCCCCAGGACGCATTTACCTGCGTCGATAACATCATGAACCATGCAGAAGGCCGTCGTGCCGAGTTCATGGCGGTTCGCAAATACATGGAGAATGAGTGGTGAGTAAACTCGAAGCTTTCTGCGGAAAGCACAATATCAAGCCGGACGTTACAGCTATTGTCGTCGGTATCATCCTGATCCTGTTCGGGGTCATCTTCGCCAACTGGCCGTCCACCGCGCAGGCTCGTGTTTCGTACATCCCGATGACCACGAGGGTTACACCTTCATATTCCTATTCCCGACCGTCTTACCGGGCCATGCCAAGCGTACCCAAGGTCAGCTCCCCGAAGGTGACAGCGCCGAAGGCCAGCACTCCGAAGCTGGTAACGAAGCCCGCTGCCCCCGCATCCTCTCCGGTCACTTCTTCACCATCTCCGATTTGGTACATGGTGCCTTTCATGTGGATGGGGCTGGTTGACAACGATGGGCCAGACGAGGAGGGCGACGAATGAGCTACAAAATGTACACAGAAAAACCCGTAGGTGCGGCCCATGCTTTCGCACTAGGGGCTTTGGTAGGTTTCCTGCTTATTGTAGCGGTGGGGCTGTAATGAAACGTTTTATCCCTGTTTACGACCGGGTGAACACCAAGCGTCTCCTCGGTCACATGGATGTATCTGAATACAGCCTGCCGCGTAACCATTATACCGTCCACTACTTGGCGATGGACGAGCCGCGTTATCGTGAGCCGTGGTCACCATTCGTCGCTAACACCCGGCAAGTTCGGCTCCATGTCGAACGTGTACCGAGCGCGGATGGGTGGGTTATGGAGACCATCTTCCTTACCGATGCGTCTCTTGAAGACTTGATGAAACTACGTCAGTTCCGATTGAGCACGGAACGTAAGGGGCAGGCAATCTATCAGGAGGTTAAGACAGCCTACGAAAAGTTGGAACGCCTCTATAAAGAACGGCCTGATCTATTCCGTGTAGACCCTGCCTTATACCACCCCCGGTTCCCCATAGCTTACCACCTTTAACCACAAGCCACACAAAGACAGCCGTAGGACCGACAACAGGTAATCGGCTGTCTTTAACTCTCCACATATGCAAAGGAATTACATGGCCCTTAAAACTGAATACAGCCCGAAGGGTAAATTCGTTTACCCGAAGTTTCTTGTAGCCGACACGAGGTTTGATGCTGAAGGTATCTATTCCGTGAAGCTGATCCTTGATGCGGACACCGCTGGTTCGTTTATCGAGAAGATCGACGCAGCCATTGAGGCTTCCTATCAGGATGCTCTTGAAAAGGCTGAGACCCCGGCCAAGAAAAAGAAGGTTAAGAAAGCAGACGCGCCTTACAGCGAAGTTCTGGACGACGACGGTAACGAAACCGGCGAGATCGCGATTAACTTCAAGCTGAAAGCCAAAGGCAAGAACTCGAAGACCGGCGAGACTTGGGATAACTCGGTCAAGATTTATGACGCCCGTGGTCGTGTCATCGCTGGCGCAAAACGCAAAGCCCTGAAGATCGGCTCCGGCACGGTCGGTAAGATCGCCTTCCAGATGAACCCGTTCTTCACCGCACAGGTTGGTGCCGGTGTCAGCCTCCGTCTCCTGGGCGCTCAGATTATCGAGCTGGTCGAATTTGGGGGCGGTGATCTTGCTTTCGGTGCTGAAGAAGGCGGCTTCGACGCTGACGATATGGAAGATGGCTTCGGCGATGAAAGCGGCGAAGACCAGTCCGATGATGGCGATGATGCGGGTGACGATGAAGAAGACTTCTAACACCAAGAAGTCTGCCTCCACGCCACAACAGGTCGGCCTTAAGTACGGCTTTCGGTCGGGGCTGGAAGAAACGGTAGCAAAACAGATTGAACGGGCAGGGCTGAAAGTCCGCTTTGAGACGGACGTAATTCGATACGTAAGACCCGCGTTCAATGCCAAGTACACCCCCGACTTCATCCTTGAAAATGGAATTATCATTGAGACCAAGGGACGGTTCGTAACCGAAGACCGCCAGAAGCACATGCTGATCAAAACGCAGCACCCTGCGCTGGACATCCGGTTCGTGTTCTCCAATCCGAACTCCCGTATCTCGAAGCAGAGCAAAACGACTTACGCAATGTGGTGCGACAAACACGGCTTCAAGTATGCCAAGGGCACGATCCCCTTGGTATGGCTTGACGAAGCCCTGTCCACCGAACGCGGGGATGCGCTCTCTAACGTAGGTATCAACCTGAATGCGTAAGGTAACAGACTTCATCATCATTCACTGCGCTGCCACCAAGCCCTCAATGGATATCGGTGCAAAAGAAATCGACCGCTGGCACCGTGAGCGCGGCTGGCTAGGCATCGGCTACCATTGGGTCATCCGTCGTGATGGCACTGTGGAACGTGGCCGCGATGTCGATCAGGTAGGCGCTCACGCCAAAGGCTTCAACGACAAGTCCGTAGGTATCTGCCTTGTCGGTGGCATCCACGAGACCCTTATCAAAGATCGCCACCCGAAACCTGAAGCCAACTTCACGCCGGAACAATGGGAAGCACTGGATGTCCTCGTGGACCAGATGCTTGAAATGTATCCGGGCGCGGAGGTCATCGGTCACAACGAGGTGGCTGATAAAGCTTGCCCCGCGTTCAACGTGCAGGACTGGCTTGCTGATCGCAAGGTCAGCGAAGGTGAGCGAGACGGGCGGGCCTGTAAGGCTTGCAACCATTGCTCAAACTGCGGTGCCGCCAATTAGGTTGCACCTTAGATCAGAGTAGCGGCTGGTCATTTTCATCTCTCCCTGTCAGGGGCGGGCATCTTCGGGTGCTCGCCCTTTTCTTTTTCAGTTTCCAGCGCCGGTTTATGCGCAACCAACAGAAGGAAAGGAAACCATGAGCAACACATTTGAAGTAGGCACGGTCGTTAAGGCTTTGTCTTCCGCTGGCCGTGCTGAAGGCCACGTCGGGGTTATCCGCGAGGTCAACGCCCGAGGCTACTTTGTCGAGTTCAACACCGACTTTGACGGTCACACAGGTAATGGCGTAGGTCGCCGTGCATCCGAGCCGGGTATCATCGAAAATCCGCACGGCTGGTATCTCAGTGGTCATGCCCTTGTTGCTGTCCAAAGCGAAGAAGCCAAGGAAGCAGGCATCATCGGTATCCCCGATATCCCCATGCACCTTCTGTCGCCGCAGGAACAGACCATCTTCAAACACATTGTCAGCGCCGGTCACATCACCGCCCTTGATGCGATGGTCAACTACGGGATCACCAGTGCCGCCCTATCTCGCCGTATTTGCGACATGGAAGATATGGGCGTCCGTTTTGAGCGTGAACGTCGTCAGCATCCGGTGACCAAGAAGCGTTACACCCGGTACAAATTCTCGGGCGGCTACAAATAACTCCGGCCTCCCTTAACGCAATCAAGGAACTCTCCGAATGATCTTCAAGAAAAACCTCGACACCATCCTGTCCAACTTCCGCAAGACCCTCGACCAACTCGAAGCCCACATGGAAACGACCGCCGACAAAATCCGTGCGAACCGCCAGATCATCAAGTCGATGCGTGAAGAAAACGCGGCGCTGGCCGACGAAAACAACCGTGCTTTCAAAGCTGCGAACAACCTGAAGACGTTCCTGGGCGAAGGTGCCTAAGACATTTTCGACGCTATCGGTAACCTGATTGCCGAGGGAGACCTTGTAGCCTGTAAACCTGATGGCATTTGTGAGCCAAGGGTAGGGCGCATCCTCTCCCTCAAGCAGTCCGATCAAGACCCTTCGGTGACTATCGAAATTATCACCAAGGGCATCATCGCTGAAATCACCAAGCACCCGCGTTTCACCCTGAAGGTGAGCCGGGTGTTTTAATTTGAAAGGGACTTCATGGGTCTTTTACTTGTTCTTCTGACCGTACTTTTCGTCGGTCTTAAACTTTGCGCTGTGATCGCTTGGTCGTGGATTTGGGTACTCGCCCCTCTCTGGCTTGGCTTCCTGTGGGGCGTGATATGGGTCATCGTCATTATCGTTGGCGGTCTTGTCCTAGCCTCAAAGAGCCGTTCTGTTTGGTGCTAACTTGACAGACCGCGACGATGACAGCGAGTTCCTTGAAAAGGGACCCTGCGAGGAATGCGGTTCAAGCGATGCCTGTGCTTTGTATTCAGACGGGCATCGCCACTGCTTTTCCTGTCACCACTACTACCCGCCCGAAGGCGAGGAACTCCCCCAACGAAAGAAAACCCGCGTGTCCGCAGACCTCCTAAAGGTCGAGCCAATCGACCGCGTGATCCGGGAGATAACCCCGGATACCTTCAAGAAGTTCGGATATGGTGAAGCCACCATGTCAGGTCAGCGTGTTCATGTTGCATCCTACCGCGATGAAAGCGGTGCTGTGATCGCACAACACGTCCGAACCAAAACAAAAGATTTCCCATGGATCGGGGACAAGAAAAAGACGCAGCTATTCGGTCAGCACCTTTGGCGTGACGGCGGTAAGATGCTCACGATTACCGAAGGCGAACTTGATGCTATGTCCATGTCACAGATATGGGGCAACAAGTATCCCGTAGTCAGCATCAAGTCTGGCGCTCAGGCTGCAAAGAAAGATATTGCGCAGTGGCTCAACTGGATCGAACAGTTTGAGACCGTCGTGTTCTTGTTCGATATGGACGATCCGGGACAGGAAGCCGCACGTGAATGCGCCCTGATGCTTACCCCCGGCAAAGCCAAGATCGCCTCGTTGCCCCTCAAAGACGCAAACGAGATGCTCAAAGAGCGCCGTGGTAAAGAGCTAATCGACGCTGTATGGGGTGCCAAGGTTTACCGCCCCGAAGGCATCGTGACGCTTACGGATATCAAAGATAAGGTGCTCAAGCCTATCCAAGTAGGTCTCCCTTGGTGTCTCCCAACGCTCACCAAACTGACGCATGGGCGTCGCACGGGTGAAATCTACGGACTAGGTGCAGGCACAGGGGTTGGTAAGACCGATATTCTGACACAGCAGATCGACTTCGATATGACGCAGCTCAATGAGAAAGTTGGCGTGTTCTTCCTCGAACAGCAGCCGGAGGAGACAGGTAAGAGAATTGCAGGGAAGCACTTGGGGCGTAAGTTCCATATCCCCGACGCTGGTTGGACCGAGCAAGAACTCATTGACACTGTTGAGAAACTCGAAGCAACCAAAACCCTCTATATGTTTGATCACTTCGGTTCTGCGGATTGGGACCTGATCGAGAAGCGTATCCGGTATCTCTACCATAGCGAAGGTGTTCGCATCTTTTATATCGACCACCTCACCGCACTTGCTGCTGCTGAAGATGACGAGAAGAAAGGGCTTGAGCGTATCACTGCAAGCATGGGAGGGTTGGTTAAGGAACTCGACATCATGATTATCCTCGTGTCTCACCTTGCAACCCCCGAAGGCAAACCCCACGAGGAAGGTGGCCGCGTCATGATCCGGCACTTTAAGGGATCACGCGCTATCGGCTTCTGGTGTCACTATATGTTTGGCCTTGAGCGCAACCAGCAGGCCGAAGACGAAGAAGAACGCCAGACGACAACCTTCCGCGTTCTCAAAGATCGCTATACCGGCCAAGCAACCGGCCAAGTCTTTTACCTCGGATACGACCCTGAAGAAGGGCGCTTGTTCGAGAAACCCGGAATGTTCGACGACGAAACCGGCGAGAGCTTTTAGCTTTTACATTCCACTAGTGCAATCCAGTTCTGACTTCCTCCCTCAACTTGCGGGGTCGCCTTCGGGTGGCCCCGTTCTTTTCCAGTCACTCCAGCGAGAGGACGCTTTTATGATTTTCAAAGCACCAAAGATTACAGGTTTTCGGACCACTGAGCTGCCGTTGCCTACGGTGGAACAACTGCAAGCCGGTCCCTGTGGTATCCACCGGGGCACCTATGGGGACGTTCTGGAACACTTCCCGGAGCTGGCTGCGGTCATTCGCTGCTCGCCTATCCCTCTCTTGGGGGACTATGAATACGATGTCAAAATCCACATGCTGTTCAAGGGAATGTATCCGTGCATCCCGAACTGGCACTGCGACAATGTGCCGCGTGGTGACGATGGGAAGCTTGATTACTCCAAAGTCGATCCCAATGCCGACCCGATGTTTCTTTGGGTGAGCGGAAAGCCGACCACTGAGTTCATGGGGCCGGGCTTCCAGTTCGAGTATGCACCGAAAGATCACGGCGACCTCGACCGGCATATGAAGGCGGACCCCCTGAAGGATCACAACTTCAAAATCCCGTCAAATGAATGGGTCCAGATGGATCAGCTTACCCCGCACCGTGGCACCGCCGCGACCGAGGATTGCTGGCGCATCTTCATCCGGGCAACTCCGAAATCCATTGCCCCAAGCCGTCCTGTGGTGAGCGTCGTTCGTCGCCATGCCCAGGTGTATCTCCCTCATGATTTTCACTGGTGATCTATGACAGCCGAAATCCCTTCTATGGAGATGGTTGCCCGTCTCCGAAGTGCAGTGAAGCGGGCTGCTAAAGTTTTCAACCGGGCACCCTCGGTTAACACAGCAATCCGCCTTCAGAATGCAGCAGACAAATATGAAGCTGCTTTTCTTGCGCGGCGCAACTCAATGCGACTGGTTGTCGATAACGAGTGAACCGCCTGATCTTTGACTGCGAGACGAACGGTCTCCTAGATACGATGGATACCGTTCACTCGTTGGTCCTGAAAGACCCCGACGCAGGGGCAGTGCTCTCTTGTTGCGAGTGCTTTAACGTTCTGGATCAGAAACCAGACGTTACCTACATGAGCATCGAAGACGGCCTTCGTCTTCTGATGGAAGCTGATCAGGTGATCGGCCACAACATTATCAACTTCGATATCCCCGCCCTCCGAATTGTCTACCCTTGGTTCAAGATCGAAGAAAGCAAGGCGCTGGACACCCTGATTATCTCCCGCCTTATCTGGCCGGAAATCCGGGACAACCACTTCAAGTTCGCCAAAAAACACCCTGAGTTCCCCAAGCAGCTAATCGGAAGCCACGGCCTCGAAGCTTGGGGGCATATCCTCGGGTTGCACAAGGGCGACTACTCCAAGGAAATGAAGGCAAAGGGTCTTGATCCTTGGGCCGCTTGGAACATCGCAATGCAGGACTATTGCGAGCTTGACGTAGAAGTTACCCACGCTCTCCTCCTGAAGATCGAAGCCAAGGAATACAGCCAGCAGGCCATTGAGCTTGAACACAAGTTCGCTTGGGTCATCTGGAAGCAAGAGCAGTTTGGCTTTCCGTTTAACTCCGAGAAGGCTTTTGAACTCCACCGGAAACTCCTGACCCGACGACTGGAGCTTGAACAAGCCCTTCAGGAAGCATTCCCGCCGTGGGAAGTGAAGACACCTTTCGTACCCAAGGCCAACAACAAGTCACGCGGTTATGTCAAGGGCCAGCTCACCTACAAGACAAAGCAAATCGTC